TAATTAACGTCAGTCACACGTTTTTTACCATTCAGATAAGACCAACAATCATTACTGTAAGCCGATATTATTTCACCGCTTACAAATACACCAATATTTCCTATTGGCTTGTCAGATGTGCATATTTCGTTTCCAATGCAATTTTTTGCTTTGGAAATTAATCCATAAATTCCTGTTTTTTTGCTGTATGCTGTTAGTCCATGAAACATTTTATTCCCCCTGGTTAACGGCCTGGGAAATCCAGACCGTGAATAATAGTATATAGATTTATTCTGTAATGTCAACTTTTATTTTAATTAAGATACAATTTAACCGCCTCTTCAACGATATAATTATTCTATGAGATTAAAATATTTAATTAACGCATATTCAACTATTTGACTTTGTTTACCAGGACATTCCCTAAGTTTTTTTATTAGCCAAGGCTTCAATGATGTTGATATTTTTTGCTTTTTTGCATCATCATCTAATTTTTTTCTACCAGCTCCTCTGGGGTTTTTTTCACTTTTCATGTTCGCACCATCCCATTACTTCGCAAAGCGCTTCTTCTATTTTCCCTGACATTGTTCCTGGTACTGATTTTATAGCCGGAACTACCCAGGGAGAGACGCAAAATAAAATATGTTTCTTTGCTAGCCCATCTGCAAGCTTCTTCCTCCCAGATCCTTTAAATCCAGATACACCAACACCACCGCTTGTTAAGTTATATCCGTTTGGGTGTAACGTATTAAACTGTGATATATAAATCTGCTCAAACATATAAAGTTCCTCTAAATCATCAGTTTTTTTGAGAATCTCCATAATTGGATCACCATTTTTTCTTATTGCCGCAGATATTAATGTTTTAGACCTAGATTTATAGTGGTCAATAAGTCTTTTTTCCCCTGATTTTATTGACAATCCTATGTATGACTTATCGTCTCCTTCAAAGCTAATTCTATATATTTCCATGCCATTCTCCTCGTGGGTTTTTAATTTTCATTTTATTCTCCAATTACCTCGACTGAACTTAAATTTTTGATTATACCTACCTCCCTTTTGGCTATACCGCCAACATTAAAGGTTTGTCTTTTAGCTCCTGTTCTAGAGCCATACCCATGGATTCCTAATCCATCAACATCTAAACAGTCGATTATTTTAACGCGTTTAGGGCTGATTTGCTCAGCATTGGCAATTATTAAAACAGACCGCCATCCGGCGGCTACCATTACCGATGAACTATATTTTATTTTCATTTTATTCCCTTGGTTTTGTGCGTCTCGGTTGAGACGTTGAATAATATTATATAGATTTATTCTGTAATGTCAACTTTTATTTAAATTATTTTGTTGGTGACTTGCTGATTATTATTATTGTGTTATTATTGAGATTATGGCAGCGAGATTAAACCCAGGTCATCAACAAAGTGTACGGGACAAGATACAAGGCAGTCAGCTTGTAAATGTCTTGCAAGATCATGCGCTTGGTAAAAGGGATTTATTACCCTCACAAATCCAAGCCGCCAAAATACTTTTAGATAAACTGGTCAGCAACGCTCCCACCGACGTTAATATGGTCGCAGACCAAACCATCAATATCATTTTACATAAACCATAGGTGCAGATCATGGACACAGTAATCGTATCAATCATAGGCATAGTGCTAAACATAGTAGACTCCATCATTACCGCCTGCGGTGGATAGTTGGATATACACCTACCTAATTGCTGGACGGCCAGACCTCACCAAGCTCCGGTACTAAAATACCTGTGCGACGGTGGCTTAAGAGCTGTTACTAAGTGGCACCGCAGAGCAGGCAAAGATGATACATTTTTAAACTGGTCCGCTATCGCAGCACATGAGCGACAGGGCAACTATTGGTACATGCTCCCGGAGTACGGCCAGGCTCGCAAATCTATGTGGGACGCGACTACAGAGCGCAAAGTGGGCGATGTGGTAAAAGCAGATACGCGTATGAATTGGGCATTCCCTCCTGCTATACGCAAGTCAACGCATCAGCAGGAGATGAAAATAACATTCCATAATGGCAGTACTATACAGCTCGTCGGCTCTGACAATTTTAATAGCTTAGTCGGCTCGCCGCCAGTTGGCCTAGTTTTTTCAGAGTATTCAATTTCAAATCCTTCATCCTGGGCATATCTAATGCCTATCCTCGAGGAAAATAATGGGTGGGCCTGTTTTAATGGAACTCCACGCGGTAAAAACCACTTCCAAAAAATTTGCATAATGGCTGAGGATCGCGACGACTGGTTTTATGACTCGCGTACCGTAGATGATACAGCTGTATTTAATACCGACCAGCTCCAGCGGATCCGCGCAGAATTACATGACCAGTACGGTCCGGATTTTGGCGAGGCGATATTTTTGCAAGAGTATTATGTCAGCTTTGAGGCTGCAATTATTGGCGCTATATGGGCAGATTGCGTAGAAAAACTGCGAATACAGGGTAAAATTTGTGACGTTCCGTATGACCCACAGTATCCAGTCCATTGCTCATACGACATAGGCAAAAGCGATGCAACCGCAATTTGGTTTTTTCAAATTGTCGGTCAAGAGATAAATTTGATTGATTATCATGAGTCAAATCATAAAGACGTGCCGTTTTATTGCCAATTATTACGCGACAAAACTACAGAGCTAGGCTATCGTTACGCTACGCATTGGCTACCGCATGATGCGTGGCACGATACCCTTGCAAGCGGCGGTAAAACCGTTGTCCAGCAGTTTGTTGACAATGGCAAAGATGGCAGGATTGGCAAATTTAAGCGTGTGCCCAGCGTCAGCAGGCAAGACGGCATCCAGGCGGCAAGAGCTACGTTCCCGCGCTGCAACTTTGATGCGAAACGCTGTGGAGATGGACTTGAGGCTTTGCGGTCGTATCATCATAAATACGACGATGTTAAAAAGATTTTTAGTAACGATCCTGACCACGACTGGGCATCTAATGGGTCTGATAGTTTTAGGTATCTATCTCTCGTCTGGAAAGAAGCAAGAGCAGAGCCAGCACTGCCCCCGGTTGACGAGATGCTGATAAAACACGGCGTGACTAATATAAAAATGGGCACACTAACAAAACAACACTTCGCGCGGATGAAAGCCGCCAGGGAAAACTAATGCTTGACGAAACACAAGAGACCGGCGGTATAAAATATTGGTTTAAAGAGCTGGAAGAAGCAAAGAAGCGCGATAAAGGTTTTTTGCGCGAAGGCCAGCGCATCATTGACATATACGAGTGTAAAGACAATGACAAAGTCCCGTTTAACATCTTGTACTCAAACACCGATACATTAATACCGGCTCTATATTCAGCAGTACCGCGCCCTGTTTGTCAGCGTAGATTTAAGGACGACGACCCTATCGGCCTGGCAGTATGTAAAGCAAGCGACCGGATGTTATCGTACCTGATCGATACAGACCTGGACGGGTACGAGACTTTTAACGAGGGCATATTATGCGCTGTAATTGACTCATTGCTCCCAGGCCGAGGCGTAACCCGCATTAAATACGATGCTGAGGTGGGCGAGTATCTGGAGCAAGATAGCGAAATGGAGGACAGCGACGAGGAGCCAATAGACGGTGATCAGGCTGAGGATGCAGCCGAGCCAGGATTGCAAAAAGAGTCTGAACTGGTGTGTGTTGACTCGATCAAATGGGACAAGGTTCTGTTCGGCTATGCTACAAAGTGGTCTCGCGTGCCGTGGATTGCGTTTGAAGAAATCATTGATAAAGATGAGGCTATCAGGCTATTCGGAAAAGAAACAGCAAACAAAATAAAGTTTACGCTCAGTGACGAAGAACAAGCAGCGGACGAAGATCAAGAACATAAAGACGAACACCAAGGCGGAAGAAAAACCGCGACAATCTATCAGATATGGGACAAAGACGGCGGGCGCAAAGTTCGCTATGTATCCAAGCATTTCAAAGATGACTATCTAAAAGTTGAGGACGACCCGCTACATTTAAGTGGATTTTATCCAATGCCCAAGCCGATTGTATTGCTAGCAAAGTCCAATAATTTAGAAGTTACAGCACCGTATCTGGTGTATGAAAATCAATCGAAAGAGATTAACGAACTAACTCGCCGTATTAATAGGCTGGTCAAAGCTATCAAAGCCAAAGGAGTATATGACGCAGAACTTGGCTCTGACATTGAAAACCTTATGGGTGGCGATGACAACACACTGATTCCAGCCGATAAGTCAGCAGCGCTGGCAAGCGATAAAGGGTTCGCCAATGCAATTTGGTTTATGCCTATCGAAGAAATGGTTAACGTATTGCGGGAGCTGTATGTTGCCCGTGACGCATGTAAACAGGTAATTTACGAAGTTACCGGCATATCTGACATCATACGCGGCGCAACTAACGCAAACGAGACAGCTACAGCTCAGGGCATTAAATCCCAATGGGGCACAATGCGTCTTAAGCGAAATCAAGGTGAAGTACAGCGTTATTGTCGAGATATGTTGCGTATTATGTTGGAGGTTGCAGCGACTAAATTTAGTGAAGAGACATGGGTAAAAGCGACAATGCTGCCCTATGCAACCGAGCAGCAAGTAGCACAGGCTCAACAAGTAATGGCTGCAGCGCAACAGATGCAAGCGCAGCTCCCACCACCACAAATTGGGCCTGATGGCCAGCCACAACCGCCACAAATCCCTCCACAACTACAGCAAATACTAGACCAAGCGCAACAAACACTATCTCAACCTAAATGGGCTGAGGTGTTGGGGGTACTTAAAGATGATATGCAGCGTACCTACCGGGTGGACATTGAGACTAACTCAACCGTTGTGCCTGAGGCTGTAGAAGATCAGAAAAACATTGCTGAGGTAATGACAGCATTGGGCAGCTACTTGCAGGGCGTAACCCCACTAATACAAGAAGGCGCGTTTCCATTCGAGGCAGCCAAGGCAATGATGCTGGCGGTTGTTAGGCGCTATCAGTTCGGCGATGAAATCGAGCAGTATATTAACGAGATGCACGCGCCACCGCCTCCACCGCCACCAGCTCCGGACAACTCGCTACAAGTTAAGCAAATGGAAATCCAGGCGGACGGACAAAAAACCCAAGCCCAGACCCAAGCCAGAGTTCAGGAGCACCAAGCGCAGATTATGATGGACGCAAGAAAGGCGCAGTCACAAAACGCGCTCGATGAAAAGCGGCTTGAGGTAGATCAACAGAACAAGCAAATTGAGATACAGGCAGCGCGTGAGCTGGAAATAATGAGGCTGGATACGCAAGAGCGCATAGCTATGTTCCAGGCTAACTTACAGTCACAAACACAGCTAGAGATAGCCAGAATTCAGGCAGAGTCAACTATACATCAACTAAGTGTTGAAACTTTTAATCAAGATCAGAAACAAGCAGAAGAAAACGACCGACAAGATCAGCAACATGAAATGGACTTGTTAGAGATGCACTTAAATAATCAACAACATAATCAGGATTTAAACAATGCCAACATATCTGTATAAGTGCGGCGTATGTCGGTCAAGTTTTGAGCGTATAACCCGCATATCTGAGCATCAAAGAGAGGTTGAGTGTCTGTGCGGAGGCGTAGCGAAGCAGATTATTACGGCGCCCATTGTTGTTATCCCTGCTCACATGCGCTGGGATGCAAATACCACGTATGAGTCACCGACAACCGGCAGGATGATAACTAACATATCACAGCGTAGAGAGGATATGGCGCAGTCTGGCTGTTTTGAATATGAGCCAGGAATAAGGCAAGATGCAGACAGGCGCGTTGCTGATGATGATATAAAACTCGACAAGCTAGTCGATGAGACATTCGATAGTGAACTCGAAAAAATGCCCACAAAAAAACGTGAGCGATTAGAGACAGAAATGGTTAATGGCGTTAGCGCTGAAACAGTGAGGTTATAATGAGTGACGAATTAGGGTTTGATATTGATGCTGGCGTGGATTCTATCGCTGCTGACATGGGATGGGATAGTAACGACGATGATAACGACGATAATGGTATTGTTGCGGAGGAATCGACCGAGGAAGATACTAAAGAACATGAGGAGGAGGCTACAGAGGAGGTTGAAGAAACCGAGGTAACAACAAAGGAACCCCCAGCGTCATGGGCTAAAGAACAGCATGAAAATTGGGCAAAGGTGCCTAAAGAGGCTCAGGATTACATCGAACTGCGCGAAAAGCAAATGCTGGATGGCATCGAGCAGTATAAAGCGGGTAATCAATTTGCTCAGGAAATGGCAAAGGTAGTTGATCCATTCAGGGCAGCCATTGACAAGCACGTGGGCGGTAATGAACTGCAAGCCATCCATAACCTATTTAGCCATCAACAAGTGCTGACTGAGGGAAGCCTTGAGTCAAGACAGAATGCATTTTTGGCACTGGGTAAAAACTTGGGGCTAATCCCGGAAGAAGGCCAAGCGCAGCCTGACCAGCGCACAGTTGAACTACAACAGCGTGTCGAACGTATGGAGCAACAAGAGCGCCAACGTGCCGAGCAGATCAGAACCGAGCAGTACAACAAGGTATCGCAAGAGGTTGAAGCATTCGCAACCGACAAGGCCAATGAGCA